CAAAGAAATAAAAAGACTTACTGGTGTACAAAAAAAGAATGACCTTGAAGATTTTTTAAACTATGCGGATCAGATGTAGTTGGATAAACAATGAGCGATGAAGAACTAATAGAAGATCTTATACTAAAAGGTGGCATTCAGCCTGCTGGAATTGATTCTCAAACTGGAGACATTCTTTATGCATTTACTCCTAAAATTAAAGAACTTATGCCAGAATTATATGAAGACCACATTGCTAGTGTTAATACTGAACTTATGGGCCTTTGGGAAAAAGGGTATATAAATATTGACCTATTTCAAAAAGACCCAATAATAACACTATCAGAAAAAGCACTTAACAAGGAAGAGGTTGGTAAACTCTCATCAAAAGACCAGTGGTCCTTACATGAGATTAAACGCTTATTGATATCTCCTAAAGAAGAACTCTGATATAATCAGTATATAACCTAGGAGGTTTGCTATGCCATATAGAGTTGGAGCAAAAGGCTCATTCGGATGTTCTGGATACCCAGCATTAAAAGAGGGTACCAATGAAGTTATGGGGTGCCACCAGACAAGGGCAGAAGCAGCAGCACAAATTTATGCAATCAATCGTTCTGAAGGTAACATAGGAAAAAGTATGCATGAAATTAAAGAAGGCGACTTTGTAATGTATATGGGCGAAGACGATAAAAATATGGTTGGTCGTGTTGAGTACGTAATGACTAATCCAGGATTGCTTGGATTGCCAGGATCAGAATATTCTATGGAATATATAGAAAATGATAAGCCAGTTATTGTTCGTGAATATGAAGAAGAAGATGGTGCATGGGAAGAAAAAGCATATGTTACTTATCATCGCATGTCTGAAGTTATTAAGATTGAATCATTATCTGTATCAGTAGATTTAGTTGTTGAAATGGGGTCAACTGATTCAGGAATTCCAGAAACAGATTCAGAAACATTAATGGCAATGTATGATGCTCAAATAGGTAAAGCAGATAATTCTTACTATTCAGATGACGAAGAAATGGATAAATGGGACAATGTTGCTAAGGCTTGTTGGGTTGGATATGAACAACGTGGCATGAAAGATAAGGGTGGACGCATGGTGCCAAACTGTGTTCCAATTGGAAAATCAGAAAACATAGAGGACGAAATGGAAAAAGCAAAGAAACCAAACTATAGCGAAATTATTAAACCACGTAGGGGTGGATCAACACCTTCTAATCCAAAACTTTATGCAAGAGTGGTTCAAGAAGCAAAAGATAAATTTGATGTTTATCCATCTGCAGTTGCAAACTCTTGGGTTGTTCAAGAATATAAGCGTCGTGGTGGAATGTATAAATCAGATTCACAAAATACAACAAAAAGTATTTGGGATGGATCTTTTAATCCAAAAGGATTTAAAAAATAATGCCAAAGAAAAAAGCGGGATCTTTTAATGCAACACAAATTAAAAATGGAAAAATTGTTCGTATGAATAAAAACGGAACAATTAAAGCCATTCTTGATGATTATGTAGTAAAACACCCAAAGAAGGATAAATAATGGCTGATACATATACACCAAATGATGGTATGAAGGCTGCAGCACGTCGTGCTCTTAAATGGAAGGCTGATGGCAAGGCAACAGGTGCTGGCACTCCAGTTGGTTGGGGCAGAGCAACAGATATAGTTGCTGGAAGATCAATGTCTCTTGATACTGTTAAGAGAATGTATTCATTTTTTTCACGTCATGAAGTAGATAAAAAAGGAAAAGGATTTTTTGATGGCCCAGACTTTCCATCTAATGGAAGAATTATGTGGGATGCCTGGGGTGGGGATGCTGGATTTTCATGGTCAAGAGCAATTGTTAATCGTGAAAAATCTAAGACAGAAAAAATTTGGCAAGGAACTGCGTTTGATCTAAGAAAGTAGGGGGATATGGAAGATCTAAGTAAAGAAGAACTGTTTCAGTTAGTAACTTTTTATAAGCAAAAGGCTTCAGATATTGAGTTAGATTTTTTAAAATTACAGTTAAAGTATAATAAACTTAACTCTGTTATTTTAAACTCAGTACAGGAAACAACAAAGAAATCTAAGTAAAAATAAATATGGAATACTTGTTAGTTGTGGGCTTGACATTCGTTGTGTCATGGTCTATAATTAAAATATCAAACAAAAAAAGAGGAAGGTTTTTATCAAAGATTAGATATAGACAAAGCAATATCTATGAAATGGTTAAAGATGTTATTCCAAAAGAGATGTTTGAAAAACCAAAAGTTATAACGCAGTCTCAAAAACATGTTCAAAAAAATATGTTAAAGGTTGTAATAACTGAAGGTAAGGCATATTGGATATTAGATAATGTGTTTTATACTGCTAACGCTATCAACGGAAGAGTAGACGAAAGCACTGTAGAACCATTAGATATTCAAAATTTGTCAAAAAAAGATTTAGACAAAATGTTATCTATATTAGATGACTTAAGAAAAGGGATGAAATCAAATGATAGTGGCAGTGCAGGGAACAGCGGAGTTTAACGACTATAACGTATTTCTTCGTGCAATGAGCGTTGCCTTATCTGGAATGAAACAAGAAGATAAAGATTTTATTATTTACTCTGTTGGTCCAGCACGAGTTAATAATTTTGTTTCAGAATTTTCTAATTTATCTGAGCGTGGAATGAAGGCTAGAGGTAAAAAAATTAAATTTTATAATACTGCACCTTCATGGCTTGATACAAATATGGATCAAATAAATTATTTTGCTTTTTTAAGCAAGCCAAATGAGTCAAAGTCTAGATTAGTCTCTAGCGCTGAATCAAAAAATATTGAAGTTGGAATTTTTAGGTACTAGGAGAGTATATGATTATTAGAAGTTTAAACACAATGGATAAAATTGTAAACAAGAATAAGAATCTTATTTGGGATGGATGGAATGTCATTGATTTGAAAGAATCTGATATGGCAAAAACATCTGTTAATGGAATTAGAGTAAAAGACAAGTGGTACTTACATAAAATATACAAGCCAGGTCGTAATGGTTGGGATATTCCAAATAAGTATAGGGAGTAATCTTGAAGCAGCATTTATGGAAAGATGAGGCTTCATGTTTAGGTCTTGACACAAATTTTTATTTTGAAGAATACGAAGATAATATTGAACTTCGTAATGGGATAGATAAAATATGCATGAGTTGTCCAGTTAGAAAAATATGTTTTGCTAATGGAGTTTCTGGAAAAGAGTGGGGACTTTGGGGTGGGGTATATTTAGAAGGTGGAGAAATTTCTAGAGAGTTTAATCGTCATAAGTCTAAACAAGACTGGTCAAATATTTGGCAATCATTGACTATGGAATAAAATATATGACTATAAAAAATAAATTATTAAACGATCTAAAACTAATATCTATTTCTGGCTGTGGACATTCTGGAACAACATTAACAGCAACTGTTTTAGGTGCACATAAAAATCTTTTATTAATACCAAATGAAACAAGAATGTTTATTGATGGAGATTATGATATAAATAATTTTATTTTTAATAATTATTCAAATGAAAAAATTGCTATAATAGAAAAAACTCCAAATCATGTATATGTTTTAGATAAAATTAAATTAAAATATCCAGAAACAAAATTTATATTAAACATTAGAGATCCAAGAGATATTGCAGCATCACTATATAATAGATTTGATAACTGGGAAAAAGCATTAGATAGACTTAAAAAAGATTTTGAGTATGTAAAAAAATTCTCTAGTCAATCATATATAATTAAATATGAAGATATTGTAAATAACTTTGAAGATACATTTATAAATACATGCAAATATTTAGACATTAATTTTGATAAAAATATGTTAACTTATTATCAAACGCCCATAAACTGGTTTAATATTAAAAATCCAAAAAAAACAGATGGAAAAGATATTAATGGAAAGCATGAAATGAATAGATCTTGGCAGGTAAATCAACCTATTTTTGATGGTACTGGTAGATGGAAAAAAGAATTAAACAATGATCAGATAAATGATATTGTTACAAGTGTTGGAGAATTATCATATTTTTTTGGATATGATATATAAAAACATGATAAAAATTATTATACAAATTGTAATTTTATACAATAAAAAGAAAGTATTATTAAATGATATATTCTAAAGATCATAAATTTTTACTAATTAAAAATATAAAAGTTGGTGGAACTTCTGTAGAAGTAGAGTTATCAAAAGTTCTTCCAAATAATGCCATTGTAACTCCAATTAATCCACCTAATCCAGAACATCTTCCAAGAAATTGTAATAATGGATTTTATAATCATATCCCAATGGTTAAAATAAAAGAAAAAATAAATTTAGATGATGTTAAATCTTATGTCATTGTAAGAAATCCTTATAATAGTGTATTGTCAGATTTTTTTTATAAGATGCAACTTGAAAATAAAGACATAGATATTTATAAAATGCAAGAAAAAGATTTTTTAAAAAATAGCGTTAATCTTTATTTCAAAAATTATTTCCTTTCTGGAACTCATACACTTTATACTGAAAATAAAAAAATTATTGTAGATAAAATATTATTTTATGAAAATGGTATTGAAAACGAAATTAATAAAGTGTTGCCAGATCATGGTATTAATCCCATAACAATTAAAACATTTGAAAAAAAATATAGGCCAGAGTGGGCAAACTATAAAAATATATTTAATGAAAGTCAGATAAAGATAATCAACAAAGAATGGTCATGGGAGTTTAAAAACCTAGGATATGCTTTGATATGATAGAATATATAGACGGGGGTAAATAAATGATTATACAAATAATTGGACTACCTGGTTCTGGAAAAACAGAATTAGCAAAAGCATTAAAAGATCGTATTAATGCTATTCATCTTAATGCAGATGAAGTACGTTCAACAGTTAACTCTGATCTTGGATTTACCGTTGAAGATCGCATAGAGCAGGCAAGGCGTATGGGGGCTATGGCAAGACTTATTGCTAATCAAGGAGTTGCTCCAGTTATTGTAGACTTTGTTTGCCCAACAGATGCGACAAGAGAAGCATTTGGTAAACCAGATATTTTAATTTTTATGGATACAATTAAAGAAGGCAGATTTAAAGATACAAATAAGATGTTTGTGGCACCAAAAGAATTTGACTTCATGTTTTCTGATCATGAAAAAGATTCATACGAAAAAGCAAGTTTAATTATTTCTTTGTTTGAACTACATGATTGGTCTGCACCAACAACACTTATGCTTGGTCGCTATCAACCATGGCATGAAGGGCATCATGCTTTGTATTTACAGGCTGGAATGAGAACAAATCAAGTGCTACTTGGAGTACGTAATACATATAATACTAGCGAAAAAGATCCACTTACATTTGACGAAGTAAAGGGTTATATTGCTAAAGATGAGTTTATGAAAGATGCAATGGTATTACGTTTGCCAAACATTACCAACATTGTATATGGTCGTGATGTAGGATATAAAATTGAACAAGTAGATTTGGGGGCAGACATTCATGCTATTTCTGCTACGCAAAAACGCAAGGAATTGGGAATATAGATTATGAATACATTAATCGCTCTTATAATATCGTTTGTATTTGCTGGGGTCATGGTTTATGCTATAGAAAAGAAGTTTGGAAGATTAGACGATAGTGACATAAATCTATGACAGTAACTAAAGCACGATCATTTGCTAAGGCACTAAGTTATCGTATATGGGGAACACTATCTTCTGTTGCAGTTGCCTATGTTATAACAAAAAACGCTTCACTTTCTGTAACGATTGCATTTTGGGAAACAGTTGTTAAAGTATTTATTTATTACGCACATGAACGTGGATGGAATTATATTCAATGGGGTAGAAAATAATGTATACTGATTCTATGCGAAGAGCATTTCATTCAATACAAGCGCCAAAAGGATTTTCTGTTGAACTTGTTGACAATGATCACTTTCTCACAATTAAATTAAATGAAAAAAAATTTGCTAAGATGGTTCATGATGAAAAAATTAAGGCACTGCAATACACTGTTCAATTAAAAAAAGCATTAGAAATGGAAGGGGCAGTTGTATTAGTTACTAGAGAGGCCATAAAGTGATAAAATTATTTATTGCATATATTAAATGCAAAATAAAGGACCATTCATTTATTGATGGTGGTTCATGTCCATTTACTGGTAAAAGTTATAACTCATGTATAAGATGTGGGGTGAATATTCCAAAATGAAAAAAAATATTATTATATCAATATTGGCAATTCTTTCTTTATTAACAGCCTTTAGTTTATTTTTTGCATCTAAATTTAGCAAACTATCAGAGTTAGATTTATTTGACATTGAAGATGAGGACTTTTAATTATCGTCAGAATAGAGTACAATAGATAGTATGAAGACTGGTCTTTTAATATTTTTTGCAACAATGTCAATATCGCTTAGTGTTGCATACCTTGCTTTATTTGATAAATTAAAAAAATGTAATCTTGCTTTAACAAAGTTATTTCTTGAAAACGAAGGATTAAAAGAGGTAATATTTCAAAATAAAAGTATTGATAGCCAATCCGAAGATGGCATACATAAAGAAAACTTTATAAAATTTTTGTCTGATTCAAGAGATTGGGCGTTTGAGTATATTGAAACATCTCAAAAAACAATTAAAGAAGTTTCAGAAGAATTAAAAAGTCAAGGTCTTAATAATTACTCAGAAAAACTTATGGAACTACTTCCAGAAAATATAACAAAGGATTAAACAATGAAAGAAATATTTTTTTCTATACTAACAGGTTTTGGGTGCGGTGTCGTGTTCGCAGCATTCAAATTGCCAGTTCCAGCACCACCAGTTTTTGCGGGAGTCGCAGGAATTATTGGTCTATGGATTGGCTTTACAACAATAACACGAATTATATCCTAGGAGGAATAATGAATAACATACTAAACGATAAATCAAAAGCAATGCTAGCATCATACGGACGATCTGTTCTTGGTTCAGTAATTGCACTTTACATGGCTGGCGTAACAGATCCTAAAGATCTTTGGGCTGCACTAGTTGCTGCTCTTGCACCAGTTGCACTAAGAGCGCTTAATCCTAATGATAAGGCGTTTGGCGTATTGCCAGATACTGGTGCTGTTTCAGACGCACTTAGCAAGATTGTACCTGCTAAGAAGGCTCCAGCAAAGAAGAAGGCTGCTGCTAAAAAGAAGTAGTTAGTTAATTAGGAAGGGCGAATTTACTTAAAATAAGTTCGCCTTTCTTAATTTTTATAATGAGGAAATATGGATTTTGTTTATATATGTAAAGATGGAAACAACGAAGAACTAAGATATTCAATTAGATCTGTAGTTGAAAGTTTTCCAGACTCAAAAATATGGGTTGTTGGTGGCAAACCAACTTGGTATACAGGAAATTATATAGAAGTAAGTCAAAATTTATCTAAGTATAGAAACGCCATTGAAAATTTAAAGGCATTGTGTAACTCAGAGCATATATCAGATAAGTTTGTTTTAATGAATGATGACTTTTATATTGTAAAAAATATAGACTCTATTAAAGACTATCATGGTGGACCACTGTTAGAAAAAATTAATTTATATCAAAAACTTAATTCAAATTCTAATTATACTAGAAAACTTGCTGCAACATATAAAAAAATTAAGTCTTTAGGAATTGAAAATCCACTTGATTATGAACTACACATACCTATGGTTATGGAAAAAGAAAAGTTAAAACAAACACTGGATCATAATTATCAATTTTTATGGAGATCAATTTATGGAAATGTATTTAATGTTGGTGGTGAACAAATGGAAGATGTAAAGGTTTATGTCAAAGGGCCTTTAGTATTAAAGTCTTACAATATAAAGAAAGATGACCACATATATCTTTCTAGCGCAGACACATCTTTTGATATTATATTTAATAATATTCTTAAAAAACAGTTTACTAAAAAAACTAAATATGAGCAATAATATCTAAATAACTATCTTTTAGTTTATCAGGAGAAAAGTTATTGTATCCTAAGTCAAAAGCCTTTTCTTTTTGAATAATCCTATTATCACTATTAATATAATTATCTATTGTTTCTGCAAGAGCAACAGCATCTGCTTCAAACAATTCAATCCTAACTTTAGTTCTAAAAGTTTCAAGAAGTCTAGTTTTAACAAGCCATTCATTTGGAAGAACATGGTTATTAGGAGATATGTTAGTCATGAAAACTGGCAGGGCACTCATAAGGGCCTCATTCATAGGCAAACAAAGACCAGCATAGCGTCTAGGAAGCACCATAGCGTCAAACCCACTATACATATCTTCTCTATTATCTGGATTGCCTATTTCAATTCTAAGCCTAGAGTCTTTAACGTTTGTCTCTATCTCACTTTGACTTCTGATAACCAATTCATAGTCTGCCTTAGAATGTTTAAGCATTTCAATGACAGTATTTGTTCCATTTCTATCCTTTGCTGCTTTCTTTCCAGCAATATGGAGTATTCTATTATGGTCTTTAGATAG